CGTCGGACAGGATCACGCTGAGTTTTGCCATAACAAACGTGCAAAACAGGTTCTTCGCCTCGTTGGTCATGTCGCCATGCTTTGAAAGCTGCGCAGCTTTCTGCAAGATTTCGGCCAGCGTTTCGGTCGGGATGTCCCCGAAGTTTTCGACGATCTCGAAAGCCTTGATGCCGTCCTTCGCTTGGTTCCAGAGGTCCAGATAGATTTCGTCGGCACGCGCTTCGATCAGCGCCTGGTCCTGTTCTTGCAGGCCCATCAGAAAGTCAAAGTGCCGATCCACCGCTGCTGCTGCATCCATGTCGTCTCTCCGTCGTTTGTGCTGCTGATGGAGTGAAGATAGCAAACGCTAACGGCAAAGTAAATAGCAAAAGCTAAGCTTCGCGATAAATATTTTTGTGGGCGGCGCGCGCGTACCGGCATATCAAAACCGTCTAGTTCTTCCATAGACAAAAAGTATGGACCTGTCTTAGCTGGTTGTGAATTACAGATTGCTATTGCATTAGGCGTTAGCAATTGCTATGCTCCTAGGCATGGACCTGAAAACTTACCTTGAGTCGAGCCAGATCACGCAGAAAGAATTTGCGAAACTGCTTGATGTGCATGAGTCGATGATCTCTCAGTGGATCAACGGCGTCCGATCTGTCCCCGCTGAACGCTGCTCCGAGATTGAGCGCGCATCCGGCGGCGCGGTGACGTGCGAAGACCTTCGCCCCGATCTGTCCGACCACTGGTCGTACCTGCGCGGCACGGCTGCCGCATGACACACAACCTCTCCTCCGTCACTGGTCCGCACGACAGCGACTTCACGCCGCGCACTGCCTTCGTCGGCCCGGTGCGCGGCCTTTCTATTCATCACCCTCGCAAGCATGAGGGCGATATACCAGCGCGGAAGGCGGAACTTGCAGCGCTGGAGGCGGCCGCATAATGGCTGGCGACTGGATCAAGATGCGCAGCAATCTTTGGGACGATCCAAGGGTGGCGCGCATCGTCGATGCAACAGATACCAGTGAGGCCGCTGTGGTTGGCGCGCTCTACTGGCTGTGGGCTACTGCTGACCAGCACACGGAAGACGGTGGGTTGTCCGGTATGAGCTTGCGCGCACTGGATCGAAAGACAGGTGTGCAAGGGTTTGGCGCGGCACTCGTTGATATCGGATGGCTGACTGAGCGAGACGATGGATTGCAGGTTGTCCGCTTCGAGGAGCACAACGGGAAGTCAGCGAAACGTCGTTGTTCAGAGTCTGTCCGCAAAATGTCCGCACGCGATGCGGACAAGGTGCAGACGGATAATGGACATAAATCGGACGCTCTGCCTCAATCGTGCGCACCTAGAGAAAGAGTAAGAGAAGAAGCAAAACATTCCGTAGCTAACGCTACGGGCGGCAAGCCGCCGATGTCGCCGGATGAAATTATTTTCGGCTATGGCATTCCGCTGCTGGTGTCTGCTGGCTCTACCGACAAAGCAGCCCGGTCATTCCTCGGCGGTCTTCGCAAGCATCACGGCGACGATGCGCTCATCAACACCCTCCGCGAATGCCTGAAAGCCAAGCCGTTACAGCCTACGGAGTGGCTTGCAGCTGCACTGCCGCCAAACGGACGCCCACAAGCCAGAGCTTCGCCTATCGCAAACCGAGAGGAATCGCGCAGGGCCGCAGGGATCGGGATTTTTGGAAACTTGGAGGACGAGCATGGACGCCGGACATTCGACATCACGCCCGCCGCTACCTTCGCACTGGGTGGCCCGGATTTTCCGTGAGCTTCAGGGCTACTACGGATCGCGGTTTCTGGACATGTGGCGAGTCGGGCAGCTATTGCCGGACGGGCAGGACGCCGGTATCGCTAACGCGAAGGAAGTGTGGGGCGAAAAGCTGGCGGGCTTTGCGGATCGGCCTGAGTGCATCAAGCGGGCTTTGGAGTCTTTGCCGCCGCATCCACCGACGCTGCCGGAGTTTGTAGGCCTGTGCAGGCAATTCACGCCGGCTTACCCGCCGATGCTGACAGGCCAGCATCCGGACCAGCAGACGCGACAGAGGAACATGCAGGCGCTGAAAGAAGTTATCCGGGGCATGGTGCATTGAGCGTCATTCAGCATATAGCGGTGTAAAAATAGACCATAGGACACGGGGGATTGTTATGGAACAAAAAGATTTTTTGAGTGGTGATGTGCAAGAGATTGTTGGCCAATGCAGATCCGCGTTCTGTCGGATTGAATCATTGCCGCTAGATCAAAAGGTGGCGGCGATTAACGCAATTCGTGAGGCATTGCTTGAACACTCGCCGTTTAAGTCAGAGCCGGTGGATTGCGTCCGGTGGATCAAGTCAGACCAAGTGACTGCAAACGACTACAACCCGAACAGCGTAGCGCCTCCGGAAATGCGTTTGCTTGAGCACTCGATTACAGAGGACGGTTATACGCAGCCAATTGTCTCTTGGTCGCGTGACGGCGTTTATGAAGTTGTTGATGGTTTCCACCGGCACCGTGTTGGGAAAGAGTCTGCAACCGTTCGCGCTCGAGTTCATGGCTATTTGCCTGCAGTTGTAATCAACACGGAGCGCAATGACAAAAATGACCGTATGGCGGCGACGATCCGCCACAACCGTGCCCGTGGAGAGCATCGCGTTGAATCAATGGCAGACATTGTTGTAGAGCTTAAGCGCCGCTTTTGGTCAGATGAAAAGATTGCAACCGAGCTTGGAATGGACGCGGACGAGGTTTTGCGATTAACCCAGGTTACCGGGCTTGCTGGATTGTTTGCCGATAGAAGCTTTTCAGAAGCTTGGCAAGCTACGTCATTTGAAGAGGTTGAAGGAGATAACTTAGACGATGATGAATGACCACTGGCATCCGTTTTGGAAGTGGGAAGAAGTAAAGCACAACATGTGGGGCGACGTTAAGCCGAAAGCTAAGTGGCTTAACAAAGCGGTCGAATTTACAGGTGACCACGTTTTATACGGTCGCTGGATGATGAAAGTGGTGGAGTTGTGGAAATATTCATGCGAACACAACCTGACAAAGACGGACACGAATCGAAAGGCATGGGTCGGACACGCGGCCGTCGCTATGGCGATTCAGTGCCCGGAAGATGTTGTCAGGGAAGCATGGGGACATTTGACAGAACAACAGCAGACGCTTGCAAACCATCAAGCGCAGCTAGCAATTGAGCATTGGGAGAGAACGCAATGCCGAAGTATTCAATTGGAGTTGATGTTTTAACCGCATCGCAGCAGCGGATTGAATGGACGTTTGACAAGTTCAATCGAATATATTGCAGCTTCAGTGCGGGTAAAGACTCTGGCGTGATGACTCACCTTGTGTGCCAAGAAGCGCGCAAAAGGGGCCGCAAAGTTGGGTTGTTTTTCTTGGATTGGGAGGCGCAATTTACTCACACGATTGAGTTTGCCAAGTCGATTTTTGAAGAGTACGCAGACTGTATTGAGCCGTATTGGTTTGCTGTGCCAATCAAGACTTGGAACGCATGTTCTGCCCATGAACCTGAATGGCAGGCTTGGCAAGAAAGCAAGCGCAACCTTTGGGTCAGGGAGCCAGACCCGCAAAGCATTACAGACGGATCATCTGTGCCGTTCTGGTATGACGGGATTATGTTTGAAGAGTTTGTTCCGGCTTTTGCAAAATGGTACGCGGCGGGAGAAAGAACCGCTTGCTTTGTAGGCATCAGGGCGCAGGAAAGCCTGAATCGATTCCGCACTCTTGCGCGAGATAAGCCGACGTTTGAAGGCAAGATGTTCACAACAAACGTGGTTGATGATGTTTGGAACGTCTATCCAATATATGACTGGCAGACAGAAGATATTTGGACGTATCACGGAAAAACAGGGAAGTCTTACAACAAGCTTTACGACAGGATGCATCAAGCGGGATTGACGCTGCATGCGATGCGGATTTGCGAGCCGTTCGGTGAAGAATCGCGCAAGGGAATGTGGCTTTACCAAGTAATTGAGCCTGCGGCATGGGCAAAGCTTGTGCTTCGTGCAAATGGGGCGAATTCAGGGAAGCTTTACGCAAACACACGGGGGTCAATGATGGGTAATCACACGATTGCTCTCCCTGAAGGGCACACATGGAAATCGTTTGCGCTGTCAATTCTTGACAGCACTCCGCCAAAAACGCGTGAGCATTACAAGCACAAGATTGCGCATTACATACAGTGGCACAAGGTGCGAGGATATCCGGATGGTTTGCCTGACGGAGAGGAAGTGCCAATTAAGCTTGAAAACGCACGTAAAGTTCCTAGCTGGAGACGGGTTTGCAAGACGCTTTTGAAGAATGATTACTGGTGCAAATACCTTGATTTCAGCCCGACAAAAACATCGGCTTATGCAAGGTATGAAGAATTGATGATGAAGCGCCGCCAGAAGTGGGGGATTTTTTCAGATGACTAGCAAATGCGCGGGATTGAACTGCGAGGTTGCGCTTACCTGCGGTCGCTTTAACCGCAAGTCACACACAGCGCACTTGTGCAGCTTTGCAGGCAACGAAGCCGGACCCGCTGTCCAGTGGGTGCCACTTGTACGAGTGGTGACGCTACAACGTGCCGCGTGAATGTTGGATCAACGAGGGGAATCAAGATGAGTTTCACATCAAATCAAATTAGGGAAAACGGGTTCATCCACGCATTGGCTGACGATGCCGCCGACGAAATTGATGCAATGGAAACAAGGATAGATCAACTGGAATTGTGCTTGCGCGAGTGCGATGTCGCCTTGGAAATGCTTTCTGGACTTGGCCCCGTGAAAGCGATCAGGGCGCGCATTGCAGAGTTGGTTGGACGTGCAGCTTGACGGCTACACCTACACCGAGGAATGGCGGCACGCATGCGAGATACGGATGGTGCTTGCCATGCCGACAAGGGAGCGCCGCGCCGCATATCTGGTGCTGATCGAGCGGCACAGGGGCAGGGCGGCGGCGGATCGAATGAAGCAAGAACTGATGAGGGCGTGGAATGAACGGTGGAATCGGTGAATGAGCTGGCACTTTTCGCGGGCGCTGGTGGAGGAATACTCGGGGGCCAATTGCTCGGATGGCGAACTGTCGCTGCTGTTGAGTGGGAACCCTACGCCGCAGGGGTACTTATCGCCCGACAGAATGACGGCCTTCTACCGCCTTTCCCGATTTGGGATGACGTTCAAACCTTTGACGGATGCCCATTCAGAGGACGTATTGACGTGGTTTCTGGCGGGTTTCCCTGTCAGGACATCAGCGTTGCAGGAAAAGGCGCAGGAATCGACGGAGAACGCTCCGGAATGTGGAAGCACATGGCGCGGATCGTTGGCGAAGTTCGACCCGGTTTCGTGTTCGTGGAAAACAGCCCAGCTCTCGTTAATCGAGGACTCGGAACCGTGCTCGGTGACTTGGCCGCGCTCGGGTATGACTGTCAATGGACTGTGCTTGGAGCGTCCGACGTTGGCGCGCCGCACCAGCGTGACAGATTCTGGCTTGTGGGTGCCGACACCCATAGCGACCGAATGGAAGGCTGGATGCGGCAAGCTTGGGAACCGGGCGCCAGAGAAAGCAGCCAAAGCGGGGCTGAAGCTGACCGAGTTTGTGAAGCTGTGGCCTACGCCGACGGTGTGCGGGAACTACAACCGCAAGGGCTTGACCGCAACAAGCGGGGACGGACTTGCGACTGCGGTGCGGATGTGGCCGACGCCGCAATCCAGCGACAACAGAAACAGAGGAACTACACAGACGCCCGCCATAGCGCGTCGCATAGAATCTGGGAAGCAGGTGATGCTTTCTATGTGCATGGATGGGCCTCTGAACCCGACGTGGGTCGAATGGCTAATGGGGTGGCCGCTAGGATGGACAGACTTAAAGCCATTGGAAACGGACAAGTCCCGCAGTGCGCCGCAGCCGCATGGCGAATCCTTACTGGAGGCATGTGAATGAACGACTGGCAAATCGGAATGCAGATGATGGCGAGGGCACCGGCCCCGCCTCCGAGCGAGATTGAACTACTCAAACTCAAGCCGATGCCCGGGTTGAGTACAGCAGAAGAGCTTGAGCAGATGGTGACGATGCACAAGCAGGGCTACTCGCTGGTGCAGATCGGGAAGGTCATCGGGCGCACGAAATCATATGTGCATTGCCGGTTGATCCGCTCCGGAAATTACGCGCCCGAGCAGGTCACAAACCGACGGGCGGATGTCGAAAATATGCTGCGCACGGGGAAATGCTCAGCAATCCTGATCGCATCGGATTTGCAGATGTCGCTCAAATACGTGCATCACATTTTGCGCACGACACCCGGTGTCGAGGTTGAGCGCATCGGACGCAAGAGCCTGTACAGATTGCCGGCATGAAAACGCTCGTTCTGACCGGCACAGCAGCGCGAACAGCGGCCATGCGCTACATCAGCCAAGCGCCTGACGGATACGTTTTCCAATTGAGAGAGCCGACCCGCACGCTGGAGCAGAACAGCCGCATGTGGGCACAGCTTACGGACATCGCAGAACAGGTGCAGTGGTATGGCGAAACGCTCACGCCTGAGAACTGGAAGGACATTTTCACGTCGTCGCTGAAGAAGCAGAAAGCCGTGCCCGGTCTGGATGGCGGGTTCGTGGTTCTCGGTGCGCGGACATCGAAGATGACGAAGGGCGAACTGTCGGACCTGATGGAGATTATCTCTGCATTCGGCGCGCAGCGTGGCGTCAAGTTTGGCGACGAGGTGGCGGCATGAGCGCGGCAAGCAAACGCCACATGGGACGGGTTGCAGAGGCCGGCTGCGTCATCTGCAAGCGTCTCGGGCTCGGTAATACGCCTGCCGAAGTACATCACGCGAGAGATGGCGTAGGGGCTGCGCAGCGTAACAGCGACTGGATGACGATGGGGCTGTGTCCTGAGCACCATAGGGGTGCATCTGGGATTCATGGCATGGGCACACGGGCGTTTGAGCGCACGTACAAAACGACTGAGCTTGAACTGGTCGCTGAAACCTTGGAGGCAATTTACGGATGAGCTACCTACCGCCTGAATGGATGCACAACCTGCTACCGGCTGACGCACAGATGACGCTACGCGATGCACACCAGCGTCTCAACGAGCTGCGTCGCTCACCGAGCGAGCGCGCAGCAATCATCGAGACAGCAGAACGCAGGGTTCGCAAGCTGTGCCCGGACGCATTCAGGGGCGACGAGTGATCGAGCCGGTCGAATATGAGGTGCCCGTCCGCCTCGTGAGCGAATCGAATATGCGCGAGCATTGGGCGAAGAAAGCCGCGCGCGCAAAGAAGAATCGATCGGCGGCGAAATTCTGGACGGAGCAAAAGGTGCGCTACTCGCACATGGGCGAATTCATCGTCGGCGGCGCTCCGCTGAAGGTCACGATCACGCGGATCGCACCGGGCAAGCTGGACGATGACAACCTGACCGGCAGCGCCAAGCACGTTCGGGACGGGATTGCAGACGCGCTAGGCATCGACGACGGAGACCCGCGCATTACGTGGGTGGTGGAGCAAGCGAAATTCACAGGCGCGCATCGTGGCGGGTACTCGTGCGCGGTACGGATTGAGGTCAGGGAATGACCCGCCCGCGCTGCGCACTAGGCCGGCTGATACCGATCACGCCAGACGTAGAGCGCATCAAGCGCGAGGCATGGCAGGACGGCTGGCTAGTCGTGCATGTCGATGACGAGCGGCTGTCATGGGATCAGCAAGAGTACGTCCGGCAGATTGGCGACCTGATTAACGGGAAGGCGAAACGATGACCGCACGCGGACACGAATGGGCGGACGCATGGCTGCGACTGTGGGCACACTGGCAGCAAGGCGAGCGGTACGGGCGCGGATACCCGGACAAGGCATGCGGCTTCAGTTCTGGCGGCGCACACGCAGACGAGGCTTTCGACCACATGTGCGAGGAAAGCGATTCACACATGTGCGTGCTGGTTGATGCAGCGGTGAATGACTGCCAGCCGATACACGCAGCAGCGATCATGCACGCCTACGGTGTAGCAGCTGTGTTCCGGTTCAGGACGCCGGCAGAAGACATCCTGCCGAGCGCGATGGATGAGTTTGAGAGACTGGCTAGGTCTAAGGGCGTGGTTTGATGGCGACGATGAAAACGGAAATTTTCTCGCGGGTAATGACGTTTTGGGCGTGTGGGATTGACTCGCACCGCCACACAAGCGAAGCTACTGCGTTGGCGTGCGAGGGAAAACAAGAAAATTCAAAACGCAAAACCAATACATGGACGCCCGATTTGTTGCTTAAGGTGCTCGCGCGCAAAGAGGCGGGAGAATCCATGGCGGAACTTGGAAAGGATTTCGGTATAACTCGCCAACGGATGAGTGACGTGATACGCAGGGCCGAGCGACTCCGTAAAAGGACTATTGACAAGCCCGCAAAAACCGTGGCCTAATACGCGCGGGACGACTCACGTCCAGAGAAAACGTAACGGCTCACATCTTCGGATCGCGGGCCGTTTTGCTTTGGTGTTGCGAATCGTAGGAAAATTACGATAAGCAACGACAGAACGGAACATTCATCGGCCGGACCTCTAGGGGTGCCGGCTTTTTCATTTGCCAGACCGGCAACCCGGGAAGGTGATCCCAATGGCCGCACGAATTCGCAAGCCGCACCAAGACGAGGTGCGCGCCAAGATACAAGCAAGTCAGTTGATAAACGTTTTGCAGAATCACGCACTTGGCAAAACGGAAGAACTGTCACAAAGCCGCATCAAGGCAATTGAGGTTCTGCTAAAGAAAAGCCTGCCCGACCTGTCTTCTATTGAGCTGACGGGCGACGGAGGCGGGCCAGTCCAATTTGAGGTGCTGGCGCCTTGGCTCAAGCCGACGATAGCCGAACGCAACTAGGCATCAACGGTTATAGCCCGCGAGGCCCGTTTGTAGAGTTTCACAACCGGCCTAACCGATGGGCCGTGATGGTGTGCCATCGTCGCGCAGGCAAGACGGTTGCTTGCGTCGCTGACCTGATCCTGTCTGCACTGCTGACGCGCAAGCAAGACGCCCGATACGCCTACCTCTGTCCGCAGTACAACCAGGCTAAAGACGTGGCGTGGAAGTACGTCAAGCAATTGACGGCAGATATTCCGGGCGTCCAGTACAACGAGACCGAGCTTAGAGCGGATCTGCCGAATGGTGCGCGGATCAGGCTTTATGGTGCGGACAACCCAGACAGGCTTCGCGGCCTGTATCTGGATGGCGTGGTGCTTGATGAGTACGCAGACATGCGCTACGGCGTGTGGGGCGAGGTGCTACGGCCTGCACTGAGTGACCGCAAGGGCTGGGCGGTGTTCATCGGCACGCCCAAAGGCCCGAATGCGTTTCACAAGCTGTGGAACGAGACAGAAGGTCACAAGGATTGGTATCGCCTGATGCTACGGGCGTCAGAGTCTGGCTTGGTCGATGCTGACGAGCTGGCAGACGCACAGCAGCAGATGACGGACGACCAGTACGCGCAGGAGTACGAATGTAGCTTCGAGGCTGCGATTCAGGGCGCGTACTACGGCAAAGAGATTGCCAAGGCTGACAAAGAGGGGCGCATTCGTACGGTCGAGTACGACCCGGTGCTGCCTGTCTTTACGGCATGGGACATCGGCTACAGCGACGACACCACGATTGTGTTCTATCAGGTGACGCGCGGCGAAGTCCGGATCATCGACTACTACGCCAGCAGCGGACACGGCGTGCAGCATTACGTCGATGTGCTCAACGCCAAGCCCTACACGTATTTCAGCCTAGGCGATAAGCCCTGTCTGTTCCTGCCGCACGACGCACGCGCAAAGACGTTTGCAAGCGGTGGCAAGAGCACGCAGGAGCAGTTCGCCGCCCTTGGCTATAACAGCCTGATCGTGCCCGACCTGAGCTTTCAGGACGGCATTCAGGCGGTGCGGATGATGCTGCCGCGTACGTACATCGATAAAGACAACTGCCTAGAACTGCTGGATGCGCTGCGCCTGTATCGGCGCGAGTGGGACAGCGAGAAGAAGGTATTCAGAGACAAACCCCTGCACGACTGGACAAGCCACGCGGCGGACGCGACGCGCTACTGCGCGGTCATGTATCGGGAGGCGTCAGGCGGAGACGAACCGAGACAGCCGCCCAAGTTCGCCTTCGAAAACGGACAAATGAACATCACGCTGGATGAACTGTGGGCGGAGACGACCACGAGAGAGGAACGGATATGACCGAATTGAACGCGACTGTCGTTGAGCAGACGACCGCGCTAGCTCTTGGCCCTGCTGGCGCTGGCAAGGCTGCGCTGTACGGCATGACCATCCTGCTGAACGCCACAGCTGTCACTGTCAATGTGGCGGGGTTCTTGGATGAGGACGGAGACGCCAAGACGCTGCGTTTCACTGGCTCAACGACTGTCGATACGAATATCGGCTTTGGCGGCAATGGGCTGATTGCGACGGGCGGGACGCTCACGGTGACGGCGAGCGTTGCGGACAAGGCATTGATTCACTGGCGCGTGAGGGATTCGGCATGACAACTCCACTTTTCCCGAGCGTGATCGCTTGGAACGTACTTGACGGCGGGACGGATGCGCAGGACGGAAACGCATATCCGGGGCCGGCGCTGCAAGACTACGCCGCTGCGGTGGTGGGGGCGGCTGGTCTTCGCGCGACGACAATCCAAGGGCAAATCGACGACGCACCAACGGTAGCTGCTGGCGGCGTTCTGATCTACACAGCGATCATTGATAACCCGTTGCCGCTGGCCCGGTCTAATCAGCCGACAGAAATCAAACTCGCATTTCCGGACGGTGTGTGCGCAGGGGCGGATTGCATTCGCGTGCGTGACTCCGGCGGCGCATATGTTGATTGGCAGTGGGATGGCGCTCGCCATGCCCGGACGGATGTGGATGTCAGCACGCACGCCAGCACGAACCTCGCATACG